TCTGCTTTTTGAACCATGACGGAGTGTTGGCGCAAGGCCGGACCATCAACTTGCCTTTCTTCTTGTCCGCCGTAAGCCCAGAGATCTCGACAGACATCTCCACTTCAAGCGTATCCACACGCAGGCTTTGACCCGTCGTGAGCGACTGGAGGGGGACCGGAACTCTCTTGTGTACCAGTACTCCATCTTCCCATGTTGGGATTTCCATGACGACCATGCGAGGTACATAAATGGGCCTTCCATGTTCATCATTAAGTGGCTCCCCGGAATCATCAGTCTTTTGCTCCCAGAACTCCTCGTTCGTAATCGAGTCAAGCTCATGGCGCTCGGCAATATCTGTGGCCGCGATGACGGCAGACTGAATGGAATGGACAATGTCGTCTAATGAGTGATCAGCCATGATCTCTCCAAATTATGATGGCGGGGCGGTTGGACTCGAACCAACAACGTTCGGGATCACAACCCGATGCACCTGCCAGTGGCGCCTCACCCCATTACTTTTTCTTCAGGCCGTAGTTGTCCCTCGCCCAGCCTTCACCCTTGAGGCTGAAGTTGGTCACGCATATCTTGCGCTTCATGTCGACTGACGTGCCCAGGTCGAGAGCACAAGCCCCACAGTGGGGGCTTGGGTCTCCGAATGCCTGTAAAACCTCAACAGTCAGATCGCAGTTAGGACAGACGAACTGATACAACGGCATCGTATCAGTCGTTGAAGACCACAGGCTCTGGCTCTGGCTCACCAGATGCTGCCGCTGGCTCAGCCGGAATCGTAGCAGACGTTGTCGTCTTTGACGCGATTGCCTCTACAAGCTTCTCGATCATGCCCGCAAGCTGTGAGTCGTCAGTCTGACGGTTGGTCAGAGCATCGACAACCTCTTGAGGAATGGGATTTGTTTGTACGTTCACGGTAGTGGCCACGGGGGCTCCGTTCCGGTACTGGAGATCCTCATTGTTGTCTACATCGACAAACTTCACCACAATGAACAGACGCTCGACCTTGTCTGAATCATGATCAATCTTGCTCTCAAACTCAAGCAGCTTCCAGTCGCCGTTGGGCTGGCTGTTCCGAATGGTCTTCGTCATGCCTGCGATGGTTGCATTTAGCATGTTTGCCCATGTCGGCTCAGTCACGTTGCCCTGGAGGTTGTGGAGGGGCCATGATGAATCAGCCAAACGAGTCCGGTATCCCTCACAGTTTGATCCTTGTGCATCAGTGAGTTGTTGCTCACCGAACACGTCATTGACGACCCGCAGAAGCAGAGACGTTTGATTGATTGTAGGGATCTCAGATTCATTCGACTTTGGCTTGGTACGCTCACCGAATGGATTCTTCGCCTTCTTAGCTTCATCAAACAAACTCATAATGTTCTCCTTTACTTTCTTGAACGATTTGTTTTTTTACTTTCAACTCTAAGGTTTTTCTTCGAGTTGTTTGTTGGGTTTCCATCTTTATGATGGACATCTTTTCCATCGCCTTTCTTAACTCGTTTCAACATGGTCATGATACGGCGAGCACGATTGCGCCCAGCGCGCCTCTTCTTTTGCTCTGGCTTGCTGTGGTACTGCTCGTACTCGCGTTTGTAATCACGGGCCATGCTGTCGATTAATCCTCAAGCAATGATTCTTCTGCGTCCGTTTGCTGCACAAGCTCATCAAGCTGCTCAGACAAAACGTTCATGGTGTTGACTTCTGGAACCTCATTCATGTCTACCACGTTGAGGTCATCAGCCGGTGCATCTTGAATGCCGTCGTGCTCGTAAGCGCTTGTGGTGGTGTCGTCCATGGTGACGATGCCGCGAGCAAACGCATACCGGAGGCCGGTCTTGAGCGCCATCTCAATAGGCCACTGACCCCACGGGGACTGGTTCTTGTTGCGCTTGTACGAGTCCGAGTTTGCTCGACGCTTCTCGATGTCAGCCTTGCGGATCACGACGAAGTCCTTGCTGCCGTCCTTGTAGTGAGCGACGACATAGACTGCCACCAGGGTGTCCCAGGACTGATCTGCCGAGAGATCAGGAACGTGCTCCAGCTTCGGCTCCGTCCCTTCAATGACGTGGAACGTGTCGCTTTCAAACACCGCCTTGGTGCGGAGGCGCACACCGCTCCGAGCGGCGAGCTTCGAGAACCCTCGGTGAGATACCTGCCACTGTAGGCTCTTGCCTCGTGGAAGCAGGTAGACATCTGGAAGTGGCCCACCGGGCATAAGGCCTGTCATCGCCGAGAGGGCGACGGCCTGGGCTACTGATGCGGGGTCACACCCGTATAGACGGTCATTGGTCTGGGCAGCCTGACGGAATGCCAGGGCTACACGGCCTGCTGCCTTTGCCCCTTCTTCCGTACCTGCCATTGCCTGGAGGAAGTCAGAGGCCTTGGACTCTACGACGTTCCTGAAGTGATGTGCTGGGTGGATTGCTGTGCTCATTTTTTCTCTCCTGTGAATGAGAACCTGAATGTTCGCGTTGGCTCGCCAATCTTAACGTAGTTCTTGGCGAGGTCTGGGTGATCAGCCTCGAATGAGGTCCGATCGAATCGACTACGTGGCTTGCTCTGAGACCACGTAGCTACACCACTGATACCATATGCGGTGCCAATTTCCTCTTTTATTTTGTTCTCAAGCATCCGCTTCTTTTCGTCTAACTCGGCGCTCATGCGGCGGACCTCTTTGAGTTCCATGGCCAAGTCGAGGTGAGCCTCAGACGGCTCGATAAACTCCTTTGACTCTTGCTCGAATAGCTTAGCCAGGGATCTGGAGCATGCGGTGGAGCCGTCCACCTCTGGGGGCTTACCCTCTCGAATGTGACGGTCATACCAGTCCCTGACATAGTCAATCATCTTAGATTCGACTGATGAGTCCCTGTGAATCTTGAAGCATCGGTACTCATCGTTCATCGTTGCGAAGGCCGCAAGGTCACATCGCTCATCATCCGTCACCGCCATCTGCCAGATACACTGGGCCGCGTAGTATGGCGGCACCCCGTTGGAGCCTGACATGCCCCACTTGTGGTCGAACTTGCGCGTCGACTTGATCTCAAGCAGCCAGCGAGCGTCCTCCGACTTCACAAAAAAGTCTGGGCGCGCATGCATCCACTCCTCTGGCCCGATGATTGGAGCGGCTTCGTACTCTGGTCCCTTCTCGATCTGGACGTTGTTCAGGTGGGCATAGTGGGCACCAATGGCTGGCTCAAGGATGTGACCTCGTTGCGTAGCTGCGGACGAGGAGCTTTCTGTCAGACCGTGGGCTCGTGCCCATACATCCCATGGGCTGCTCCAGGGTGACAGACCGAGGATGGCCCCGATGCTGCTGCTCCCGATTGTGGGTAGGTTGTCGTTCATGTTTGTTTTTCCCGTGGTTTGATTTATGGTATCACGATGTGATGTTCTGAACATCACTGAACCGGACATTTTCTGACTGGACTTTTTATGGACATCCGATCATTTCGTGAAAGCCAACCTTCATTCAACAGCCGATTTGGCTTCTGCAAGTGGATGAACGAGACACTCAACCCTCAAGGGCTTAGTGTCTCCGTTGCTTACCTTCGAGACCTTGAGTCAGGCAGGTCAATACCGTCGCTGCGTCTTGCGATTGCCATCGAGGACTTCACAAAAAAGAAGGTGACGGTGAGAGACTGGCTCGGACTTCAACTGCGATGACTTAGGCTTCGGCTACGTTGGTGCTCTTGAGGATGAACATCATGCTGGCGTAAAGCTGTGCAAGTTCAAACTCGTTGCTGAGAATCTCATTGAGCCTTTCTGCACTCTCCGCTTCGCAAACGAACTCGTCGTCTGCATCTCTGATGACGAAGCCGTTTCCGGTCTCGACCATGTACCAACCTTCCGGTAGTCTTTTCAATACATCAATCATTTTAGGAGCACCCGAGCTTAGTGTAGAGTCTTTGACGCTTCCGAGCGAGTCCATGCATTGCTCCGCTATCGTCAATGCAATCAATAACAATCGGATCTTGCTTCTGTGGGTGGGGTCGCATGACGCGACCGATCCTTTGCTGTATTCGGCC